ACAGATCCGCCAGCGTCTTTGTCTTAGACTTCATGTAGGAACGCTGAATATCGTTCCATTCGTCCATCTCCTTCTCCCAGCCGGTCCAGCCCTGCTGCTGCGCATACATGCGGGAGGCAATGTCTACGTCCACGCCCTCTTTCTCGCTGATAGCCTTAATTGCCATGCGATTCGCATAAAAACGGTTTGCCATACGAATTCTCCTTCTTTGTCTTTAGTTTTTGTTTGCGGTTTCTTTCTCAACTTCCGGGAGCCCCGCCACACTGGTCAGAAGGCTCACCACAGCCGCCAGGACAGCCGCAGAGGCCACCATGGGCCAGTTGACATCCCCCAGTGCCACGGCGGCTCCAATGCAGCCTACGGCGGTCTGCGCCAAGGTTTTGATGGCTCTCATTCCCGCTGCTTTCCACCAGGCTTTCCATTTCTCACTCATTTCCTTCACCTCCTCTCCACAATATGAAGTCTCTCAACTTCTGACATGATTGTTGATAGATGCCCGTTTCCTCCAAGTGATTTGTACGCTTGGTACATTTCAGTGAGGTTTTCCTTGTCCTCCAAAGAAATTTCTCCTTCGTGAATGTATGAGGAGCCGAGATATCTAACGCGGTCAATCATCAATACCTTTTGCGCTTCCACAAGCGCGTCCAGTTTCCCGGACGAATTCTTTTTCTTGGCCCAGTGGTGGTTTAGGATCGCAACGACAATCGCAGATAAGCCGCTGGACCCCAAGGCAACGCCCGCCAGTGTAAAAAGCTGCTCCATATCTATTTCTCCTGTTCGTTACAGGCACAGCAAAGCCCCGGCCTGTTCTCTTGACAAACCGGGGCGGGACTGCTATCATGGAAACAGAAAGGGCACTGCTACAAGCGGTTTAGCCCGTGCAAGTTAAGAGATCAAAGCAAAAGCCTTGAAACCGTCACTTGGCCGAGTGGCGGTTTCTGCCTTTAATGCGAATCGTTACGGTATATCCAAAGATATGTAACGTAATCGTAATGGGCATGGCCTCACCTCCTCTCGGAGGGTGTGGCTAAACCGCCTGCCGTTTTGCGCAGCGCCTCTTTCTGACCCCTTTCGGGGTAGGTCCATCATACCATGCTGCGCCGTAGATTGTCAATTTTTGCTGTCCCATCCGTGGGGCAGCCTTTTATTTTTTCACTTCTTCCCAAAACTCCGGGTTTGTCTCCGGGGACCAGGTGTTGGTGTCGATCTTGCTGCGCCAGGTTTTGCCACCAGCGGTGCAGCAGTCCCCTTTGGCGTAGGGGGACGTGGAGAGGGAGAGGAAGGGCAGCGCCTTGTCCGGGTCGGTGGACCAGACAAATCCCCACTGGGCGGGCAGTTCCTCCGGTTCCTGGGGGTAGATTTCACTGTCGTAGACCTGGAGGAGACGAACCACCCGCCCGGCGCTGGACCGGCAGACAAAGCCATCTTTCTGGCCTGCCTTGCGCTCCAGCATGTTTTTGGCAGTTCTGGCCGCCTGGAAGTCTGGGATATACTCCTCCGCAGCACAGAGTTCCGTGCCGGTCATGGAGGGGGATTCTGCTTGCAAGTTGACTGCGGCAGACTTCCCCGCCCGGCGCAGGGTATCCAAAACAAACTCTTTTTCAGTCAACGTCATTCACTCCTTCTCGAATTGCTGCCGCCATGGCGGCCCAGGTGACGGGTTCCTCCGGCTCTTCCGGCGGGAGGTCGGGGTGGTCTGCTTCATAGGCGTCCAGCGCCTCCTGGTTGGTCTCCAGGCTTGTTACAGCGCCGTTTTCCACGGTTAGGGTCACAAACCCCTTTGCCGCAAGATAGGGGCTCAGGAGATCGTCAGGAAGGGTCACACAGTTTGGGAAAGGTTGTCCCATGGGGTTGCCGTGGTTACCGGATTCATTGGGGGTTGGATTGATATAATACATGGTTTTCCTCCAATCAATTTATCAAATTACTGCGGTATACACGTATTTTGTGCCGGAATTGTTTAATTGAATGTCAGCATTATTTGCATACCAGCTAAAGTCCGTTCCATCAGACACTATTTGCTGATAAGATAAGGAGGCGCTACCTGAATATCCAGAAAACGAAGAGTTCCCGCCAAAAACAAAAAGCATCATTCTGTTGGCACCATTATAGGGTGTAATGAATACAAGTTTGGGCGTCCGAGAAAGATGGATTGTATTCAGATTGCTCGAGCCGTATGTCCCGGTTCCGGTATAACTTCCAGTTTCCACAGAGACTTTCTCTCCCAACACCCCCAGATAATCAATGGTGGTGCCTGCGGGGATGGCGGGGTAGCCGGTGACCTGTTGCATTTTACTGACAAGAAATCCATAATTATATGGATAACCGAGAGAGACTCCGTTTTCAAAGTAACTGACAATGGCATCATCGGGGATATAGACAAGGTTAGTTCCTTCACTTCCACCATTATCTTTTTCTCCACTCACAGTAATAAATTTACCTCTAATAGCACTTTGAATATTACTAACCCAGCTATCATTAGTGGCATTTGCGGTATAACTTTTTACATTTTCCTGTGTCAATGTCCCAGTATCGGAAACTTTAATTGTCTCGGAGTAATAATAATTGGACGCATTACCAGTCCATGCCGATGCAAACAGGTATCCACTCACCATATCCCCCAACACATACCCCGCCTCTTTCGCATCATCTCCCTCCTGGTAGGCGTTGCGGTTGACAGAGGTTAGGTAGGTGATGTGGGTGCCTGCGGGAGTGAGGGGGTAAGCGTCAACACGCTGTAATTTATCCACAATGATGGTCGCCGAGTTAACACTAATTTGCGCATCATTAGGTACATAATATGTTTTATTTTGGTCTAAGGCCGGAGGGCCAAACCAGTTTCCAAAGTCATTTATATAGTATAGTTTTATATATTTACCCCTAAGCCATGATGCAGCATTTAGCGCATCGTTTGCTTGATAATGTGTTGTTGCAGAATTGAGTGAAATTCCGCCGCCATCATCCACTGTTATAGAGTCAGCGCAATTGATGTATGCAGTACGTTGATTCGAATTTCCTAAATTGATGAGTGCATTGGGTACATCGTCTAATGTCCTATCTGTATTGTCATCCACTAATTTGTACCCCGCCGGAACCTCCTCCTCTGCAACCACCGTCTTCCTCCACACATGGACGTTGCCGATGTCCGCCAGCACACCAAGGGAAGCACCAACACTGAGGTCCCCTGTCAGTCCCATCTTTTGGGCCGGGGCGGTGTAGTCGCCAACGCCTCGGTCAATTCGATCCCAGTTCTCATTGAGCATCGTTTCTACATTAAACATGTCATCTCCGTCTGTTACCGGAGACTTCTTCAATAGATCTAAATTGGGTGTATAACTTGCCATGGGTTAGCCTCCTGCAAAGTGATTCAGCGGCGTTTCCGCCAACTGTGCCAAGGTCATTTTTTCGTGGACTTCACGGATTAAAAGGTATCGGAATGCGTAATTAAGCACCAAATGCGCCGGGACCGTTCGCTCCAGGGCCTCTTTTAGGGTTTCGATTCCCTCTGGGACGCCTGGACTCCCTAAGAACCGAAGTAGGATGACCCCGGGCGTGTAGCTGGCGATGATTCCGCCGGTCTTCCAGTTGTCGCAAATCGCCTGAACGGTTGCCAAGCTGGGCTTCTGCGCCGCCTGCCAGGCGGCCTGGATTGCTGCCCGCCGGTCATCCAAGGATTTGTTGTCGTCTTGGGGGAGGCCAAGGATTTTTTCATAATATTCGACTTGGGCCCTGTTCAGCAGCGCAAAGTTGTCAAAGCGGGAAACGGCCAGGATTCGTTCCGCCAGCTGATCCAAACTCTCCCCACCGGCCAGGAAGATTTCCTGTACCCACGGATCGTTCTGCACCATCCAATGGAGCTGCCGCAAGGCGAATTCTTTGACGGTCAAGTCAGATGCACCTCCCCCAGCACAGGGGTTTGACGGTCCTCCAGAGGGACATTGGAGGTCCCTCCATTCACCGTCAAATCCTTGTGATCCAGGACCCCTTCCGTGGCATTGATCCGGCTGGTGATCTGGGCATAGCTGACATAGCTAACCCCTTTTGCAAAGGCAATTTCCCGAAGATAATCGGTCAAGTTGGCCTTTACCGCCTCCGTTACTGCGCCAAGTTCTGCCTCTTCCGCGATGGTGACAGACGCGCTCACTGCAATCTCCAGGCGTTCCGCCGTGGTCACTGTACACACCGCTCCAATGGGGGCCTCCCCGCTGCCATCGCCATTTTTGTTGGGATCAATCAGTGCCTGTACCGCTTGGATTACTTCACTGCCGGCAGGCTCCATATTGGGGTCCACAAGACAGACTTCCACGGTGTTCGCGCCCAATGCCTGGGGGAAAATCCGCACCCGGCCCACACCGGGCACCGACATGGCCCAAGCGATGTAGGCCTGCTGGTTGCTGCCGTTGTTTGGATTTTGCAGGTCATTGTAATAACGGGCCCGGAACTCCTCATCGCTCTCCGCGTCATAGCCCCCTGTGGCGGCTTCGTCGTTGGTCACCGCGCCAATGCCTGCAATGGTGACTGGCATATAGGTGATCGTGTTGGGGCCCACATTGCCAGATTCTCCACCGACATAGGCGCGCACAGAAAAGGTATCCCCCGCCGTGTATGTTCCATCCTGGATGGCGTAAAACTCTACGCCGGACGCCGTGGAGAACAGGTTCCCCGCCTGGATGTCTCCACCGCCGGTGACCACCCGTAGGGTGGCTGTGGCATAGGTGGTGTATTTTCGGGAAAGGCCTCTGTGCTGCCGGATGAACGTGTCCAACTCTGTTCCAGACAGATTTTCCAGGTCCAGCTTCTCCTCAGCAACGGCGATGTCACTGTCCAGGGACAGCACCGCGATGGCAAATGCCCGGGTAAAGTCATAGGCCGGGAAGCCTGTGGTTTTCTGGTATCGTTCGCCGATCCCATCCAGCATCTGCTGATGAATCTCTGCCAAGTCAAGGGCCAAAATGGAACACCTCCTGCCGCTCCCCGGAACGGGTTGTCAGAGAGACCGTCCCCGTGATGGTGTCTCCCTCCTGCTTTAGGTCGCCCACGTCTTGGATGGCCGGGCAGTAAGCCGCGCTCTCTGCCAGCTGCCGCCGCAGCTCTGACAGGAGAAAGCCCTTGGGATACTTTTGCCCGACCAGGGTCTGGGCCGGCGCGCCAAAGTCTGTTGGGTAAATGGAATACCGTTCCCGTTTGGTCCGCAGCACCTGTTGCAGCCATGCCTGGGCCGCCCTTGTCCCGCTGATCTCCACCGGGGAACCCGCCGCCATTTCATAATGCCCGGCCTTCCAGTCAAAGGCAAAGGAGACGCCAAGTACCCCATCGTCTTGGGCGGTCATCTCTTGGCGTTGTTCTTCCGTCTGATTAAATAACATCCGTGACCACTCCTAAAATCAAAATTTTCTGACTGCCCGGCTCTTTGGCAAAGGGATGCCCCAGCAGGGCAACCCGCTGTCCGGCGTGGTAAGGCTCGGCCCCGGGGAGCTGCTGGAGCCGGTCTGCCCGGAGCTGGACTGCCCCATCGAAGCAAGAAACAATCGTCGGACCAGAGTAGCTCACATTGCCCTCCTCGTCTGTAATCTGGACCGGGGAGGTCACCTCCCCGGAAAACCAGGCATAATACACTGGATTGTCCCGTTTTTTCAATTCCCGGGCGATGGCATGCTCCCAGCTCATCACTCAGCCCTCCTCATGGTCAGGGTCATCCTATGGGGCGGTCCCAGATCGTGGGTCACCGCAGTCACCCAGAATTCCCCCTGGATCTCCGCCAGGTCCACCTTCATCCGTACCCCGGCCACAATCCGGTCACTGCCATAGGTGGTCAAGGAAAACGTCTCTTTGACCACACTTTTCTCTCGTAACGTGTTTTGGGCCTTGGCAGACGCGGTCACCGTGTCTTGGTCGGAGAAGGTCACCAGGCCCACACGTCGTCCGTATCGCCGCACAGCGGCTGCATCCTCCGCCCTGGCCTGTACCGTGGCGGAGTTATCCGACTCACTGTATACCACGATTTCATTTTTTAGGTCATTGATATCCCAGCCCACCTGGGGGGCGTCACACTCCGTCATCACATCAAAGGGGGCCAGGTTTTCTTCCTGGCGGCAGAATCCCCGGACACAGGTGTCTCCGTAAGACCGGATCACCAGGGTGTTTCCCATCATCCGCGGGAAGTAGGTCACCCCGTTTTCTGCGGTCACCGTCTCCAGAATGTCCTGGACAATGGTAGCTGCGTTGTTTTTCTCCAGGGAATAAACGCTGCTGATTAAGTCCGGGCAGGAAAGACTTGGAATCCCTACCTTGGCGGCCAGTTGGGCAATCGCAGTCTTGGCCGCCACGTTGTCAAACTGGATGATAACGTCATTGGTGGTCAGCAGACGCCCGTTGTCATGGCAGGTGACAGAGAGGGATTCCCGATAGGACCCGCTCACCGCCTGTACCTGCCCGGTGAAGACGCATTCCTTGCTGTTGGTGTTTACCACGGAGACATAATCTCCCGGCCGGATTTCCAGGGGCTTAAAATACTTCTCCCCAGTGGCTTGCAGCACCTGAAAGGTTAGTTCCAGGCACACACTGTCAGAATCGTCGGAGAGAGAGGGACTGCCCACCCGGTCCGAGATGTCCAGCACCGTTTTCTTCTCATAGGACTGCCACTGGTACGCATAAACATCCGGCAGCTTATACGGGGTGTCCTGCTCATAGACGGTGTAGACCTTTTCGGTCTGGGGGATGTGGATCACGGACTCGCCTTGGGAGGCATTCTCTGTCCCCCCGTCCGAAGTCCCCGCCGGGACAGTGGTGCCCGCTCCGGTGGGCTTGACGCCGCCGTTCCAGCCCCAGCCCTGCCAGGCATAGCCGCACCCGATAATGGCGGACACACTCATTTGCTTTACGGTTCCAAAGGCATGGATTACCTGGTTATTCCCAATGTGCAGGCCCACATGGCCATACTGCGGGGAGGTAGGGCTGTCAAAATAGACCGCGGCGCCCACAGGGATATTGGACTGGCTGGTACTCACCCGCCAAAGGTTCCGGGCAACTTTCGCGCTGCTGGCAGAACGCCGGGTCATCCCAGCGCCATAGGCATAGCAATCCGCCACAAATGCCTGGCATTTTCCCTTGTACATGGTAACGCCCAGTTTTTTCTTGGCCCAGGCCACCGCCTGCTCCACTTGCGTTGCCATACGCCGTCACCTCAGTTCTCATAAGGGGAGGGCAGGCTGTAATTCCACCGGGTCCCTCCCTGGTATTGGTTTCGGAAATAGTTGTGCTTTCCGTCTCCGGCATACCACTTGTAATCCTTGGGAAGGACCCGGCCCACATTGGCCTGCCCCGCCTTTTCCCGGCTCCACCGGTCCAGCACATCCGTGGCCAGCTCCACCAGGTTATAGCCATAGTCGCTGGTGGTGGGGGCGCTGGCGGTGTAAGCAAATTGATTTGCCTGGGTCAGCACCCCCGAAAGGGTGTCCCGGAACCCCGCCGCGGCCCCGGCGTCCACCCGGTTCAGCGCCGTCCACCCGACGCAGGCAATCTCCGTTTTGCTCTGGATACCCCGGGATTCGTTCCACATGGTCCGGGCCATCATCACAGCGTCATTGCTGTCGTACTTCTTTTGATAGCTGCCCTCGGGAGAGGTCCCCGTATTTTCCTGCCGCTGTGATTCCGTCTGGGTTGCCTCCCCCTTGGCATCTGCCGGCTTCGCCAGCTCCTCCAGGTCCACCGGGATGGCAAACCGATACTCTTTGCAGGAGAGGGTGTAGGCCACGTCCCCGGCCTGATCCCGTCCATATTCAAAGGACTCCACCGTCACCGGGAGATTGAACAGTTCGGTCCCATCGTTGTCCAGATGGATGGCCCGGAAGGGAATCCGCCGCAGCCGGGCCGCCTCAATGGTCCGCACATAGGCCCACCCATCTGCCACAGACCCGGGGCGCAGCCACGGATAGGGCCGGTTGGGGAAAATACTGGACAGCTCAAAGGAGGCCAGATTCATGGTTCCGATGGCTTGCAGCTCATAGTTGACCCCGTCAAAGGTGATGTTGTCCTGGGCCCGGGTTAAGGAGATTCCCCCATTGGGGACCACCGGGAAGGGCATTACCATCTCATTGTTGTTATAGGACAGGATAAAATCCATTACACAACCTCCTGCGCAGCCATAATTTTCTTGGCGATATACGCGCCCGTCTGTTCCATATACTGGCGGTTTCCGATCACGTTTCCCTGCACGGTAACGTGAACCACGATGGAGGTACCGCCCTGGGACTTCTTTGCCACATCATGGGGAATGATCCGGGTCCCGTTGGGCAAGTCCACAATTTCTCCCCGGCCGCCCTCATTGATCCGGGTGGGACCGCCTGGGAAGTATGGGGTACCGGTGGCATGGCCGCTGGCGTCGCCCACAAAGAATCCCTTGATTTTCCCCCCTATGCTGGCGACTCCATCTTTTACCTTATTGAACAGGTCCACCAAAGGCTGTAAGAATCCTTTGATCTTTTCCACAATACTGGAGACCTTTTTTCGGATGGTCTCAAAGGCGGAGATAAACTTGTCCTTAAGGGAGACAACAGCATCCTTAACCGCCGTGAAAACCGTTTTGATCCCATTGCCCAGCTTGTTGATGGCGTTTCGGAAGGTTTCACTGTTGTTGTATAAAGACACAAATCCAACAACCAGCAGAGAGATTGCCGTCATAATCAGCGTCGCCGGGCCTCCGGTCAGAGCTGTAATTGCGCCGCCAACCCCCTTGATTACCGTGATGGCTGTTTTCGCCGCGCTCACGAATGAGATGATATTCGTGGCAATGCTTGCGATAACAGAGAGGGCAGAGACAGCTGTCACGATCTTAAAAATCAAAGGGATCATCGTTCCGGCGTTCTGTACGATATAGGACAGAACCGGCTGGATATACCCCCATACTGTGGAAACGCCATTTTGAATCTGGGTCAACGCCTGCGTCACTTTCGGGGCAAACTGACTGACATCAAGGCTCTCCAGCTTTGCTTTGAATGCCTCCGCCTTTTCCATGATCCAAGCCAGGGCGGACCCGCTTCTGACCCCGCCCTCCTCAGTAGCCCCGGCCAACTCGAACAGTTTATTTTTTGCAATGACACTGGCCTCGCCCAGGGCGCCGGTCACCTTCTGCATGGCCACCTGGTTGGCCCGGGACTGAACCAAGGCCTTGTTATTGGCGTAAAAAGCGTCGGCGGCCTTCTCGTAGGTAGCGCCCAGAGTCTCCATGATTAGTGTGTTCCGGGTCCCCTCATTCCCAGCTGCCGCCAGCTTCTGGTTAAAACGGTCCTCGCTGATTCCGGCCCAGTTGAGCGCGTCGGCCAGGACGCCCGTCACCTTTCCCACCTTCGCGGTTTCGTTGGCGGATTCAATCAGTCCCTCAATGGGCAGAGCGTCTCCAAAGGTGCCGGAAACCCCCGCGGCAATCCGGGTCCACTTGGTCACGTCAGCCTCGCTTTTGCTCAGCTTTGCCAGCAGCTGGCTGGCCTCTGTGGCGGTATCGGTGTCCCCCAGAATTTTATAAAATTCTTTATAACTCGTCTGGGCCGCCGCCGCGCTGTATCCTGCCGCTTGATACGCGGTGTTGAGCTTCCCCATGGCCTTGCGGTACTCCTCTGTCGCATCTCCCAAGGCGACAAATCCAGCGGTCAAACCGGCAAAGGAAAAACCAGCCAGGGCGGCGCCGGCTTTCCCGATGTTTTTGACCACACTGGTAAAGCCCGTTTGCACCGTTTTAGAAAATCGCATGGCGGAGCTGGCACATTTGTCCATGGCCCGCTTCTGCTCTTTGGTCACCTTTCCGGCCTTCACCAATTTGGAAGTGAACTGATCGTTCATCTTCAACAGAATATTAACGGTTTTTGTTGCCACGGGTGAAAGCCTCCTCGACATATTCTAATTCCAGCATCCAAGCACAGCGGAGGAAGGCCAGCTCCATGGGCCGCAGGCTGACCAACTCCCGCAGGGGATATCCCTGGGTTACAAAGTGGGCGATGGTAGCCAGGTCCGCATCGCCCCGGATTAGTTTTTTACTTCTTCCTCTGGGGCACTGTAAAAAGAAGTGATTGCTTCCGTCAGCGCATTCATACCGTCCAAATCGTATCCAAACACCTTTGCAATCACCTCGTGGGGTTCTTGGCACCCGTAAGCATCTTGCAGCTGCCGGTCATGGAAGAGAGGGCAGCAGGCGTAGATCATGGCGCACTGGGCATCCAGCATGGCCGCGCCATCGCCGTTGCTATTGCCGAGCTGAAACGAATACTCCAAAAACTTGCTGGGAGCCATGGGGACGACCTCTACCTCGCCGCCCAGTCCAGGGATAAACACCGACTTGCATGCAGGTTTGCCTTTCTGGGCCTGTTGCTCTTTTCGTGCCAGCAGTTCCTCAATGGTTAAAACCGCCATAAAAATCCTCCTTTACTCAATCAGGTCCAGGAATTCAAAGGACCCCGCGGTAAAGGGGACCTCTTCCTCCAGGACAGTCTTGTTCTCAAACTGCAATAAGGTGATCTCGTCCAGATGCACATCATACAGCGCCACCCGCTGGGTCCCATCGCTCTGAGGGTCTGCCAGGGAAGCGACAATTTTCATCTCCGGCAGGTCCCCGCTCATGATCGCGGCCTGGTATTTTTTCAGGATGTAACTGTCGAATTTGTGCAGCGTCATGGTCCCGGCGATGGAATACCCCATATACCGCTTCTTTTGCCCAAAATCACCGTTGATGTCCAAATCTTCATAATCAATGGTGGCTTTGGCTTCAAAACTCTTCACATTGGCCATCAAGTCCCCATCCACCCAGGCCCGGCCAGAGGTTCCGCGGATCACTTTATTGCTATTGAATTTTCCCATGCTGCGCCTCCTCTCAACCCATGGTAAAGACCATCTTCATGTCTTCCATGGCGTCCAGCACATGGGCCTGGGCCGCCACAAAGACCTGGGAACGGAAGGTCTTCTTTTTGACCTGAGCGTCACTGAGTTCCGCGGTAGAGGTTCCCGCCCCTTCCCAAGCCACCCGCATGGCGGCCACATCCACCGCCACAGAGATCCCGCTCTCCCGGTCAATGACATCCTCCTCCGCCAGGGTTTGCAAATAGGTGGAGATATCAGAGACAAAGAGGGCCTGGTTGTCCGCCGTGTTCTTTTTCTTGCCCAGGTAATACGTCTTAAAGGTTCGGATGATATCCTCCTGAATCAGGTCCATGGCTTCCACCACTGTGATTTTCTTCATATCTTCCGTAAGGTCCCCGGTGATGGTCTGGAGAGTATTTACACCCCGGGCAACGCGGATGACATCATCGTCCTGGAACAGGCACAGGCTGCCGCCGTCAATGGCAGCATCCAGATCGGCCACAGGCTCCACCCCGGTAAGGTCGTCCAGAACGGCATACGTTACACTCTGGTCCATGGGGCAGGCCGCCAGAACCCCAGCGATCCGGGGGAGGTATTGGTGAATATCAATGGCCGCGGCTTCCCCTTTTGGGGTGACCTTCGTGTTGGCCACGCTGACGATGTGCATATCATCTGCGGATTTCTGCGCAGCCACCAGGGCCTTTGCCTTGCGGACCCGGCGGGGCGTGTTGATTCCTTTGATATACGTCACAAGCCCCGCCTGGAAGGCCGTGGGCACCGCGCAGACCCAGTTGTAGGCCAGGTTGTCCAAAATGGTTTGGGCATCTGTCATAGAACCCTCCCCACCGACACGAACCACTGTTACCTGCCAGGGGCCAGCCAAAAAGGCCCGGGACAGCGCTTTGTAGTTCGCCGCAGTGAACTCCGCTTCGGAAACCTCCTCCAACGCGGTGTAGGTTTTGTGGGTCCATTCCGCGGTGTCATCCTGAAGGATGACCGCCAAAATGCCCCTGGTGGAACGGTTGGTGGCGGTGGCCGCCAGTTTCTTGAATTCCACGGTAATTGTGGGTAATCCCATTGTCTCAGTCCTTTCTTATGGTAAGTTCTTCCATGAACTCCTTTGTCACGTCTATTTCCGGCCGTATCTGGAAAATATCCACATCAAATGAAGTAATCAACGTCATTTCATTCCGTCTCAGATCAAAGTCCACTTCCTCTGGGTAGAGAAAGAATGTGCTACTGATGGGGATAGGATTTTCCAGCGTCTCTGCCAGGGATGCCTGGGCCTCCAGCAGGCCCAACCAACCGTCCCGGGTACGGGGGCCAAACCGGATGATCTCAATGGAGTAACTATCGTGCCGCAGACCGCCCTCTAAGGATGTCTGCATCAGCGTGGGCTGCACATAGGTACAGGGAAGATCAAAGCCCTCTGTGATGTCCTTGGTGATGGGAGGAGCCCCGAAGACCCGCTCCACCAGCTCCGAAACCGCCCGGATTACATCAACAATGTCCGTCATAGGCCAAATCCTTTCGAGATCAAATCATCCACGAAACCATCCACGTCTCCCGTGAGGGTGGCGGCGATCTCCGGCGCGGCTTTCTTCAACGGGTACTTTCCAGGGACGAACTTCTCTGTTTGGGTTCCATTCACCCAGAGGACATGTCCATACTCAATGAGATGGGCATGGGGCGCGTTGTTCTTCACCCGGACCTGATAGCTGCCCTTATATTGATAGACCGAACCTCGTTTAATGCCGCGGATCAGATTGCCCGTCTTCTTTTTGGTGGCAGCCCGGGTCTTTTTTCGTAGGATACTGGCCCCTTTGTTCCCCTCTTTTTGGAGGAATCGTTTGACCTCCTTCGGATACAGCTTCTCCGCTGTGCGGTACATGTTTTGAGCCAGCTCTTCCAAATCTTTGGAATTAAACGTTGCTTCTGCCATCGCCTCTCACCTCGCAGAACAGTTCCAGCGTTTCATGCCGGAGATAGGGGTCCAGAATATACAGAATGTCATAGGGTTCGCCGCCGATCTCCAGCCACATATCCGCCGTGATCCCAGGCCGGTAACGGATGGTTACCTTGTGGGTGGTCCGGGAGAGCACGGTTTCCGCCGGCCGGCCAGTCAGCAGGCTCCCGGTCTGGGGGGTTACCCCACACCACACGACAGCCACCGTCTTCTCCACCACGGGGTACTGTCCCAGGGCATCCTTCTCCTCGGCGGGGGCCAGACGCTTGATGGCGGCCCGGCTGCGCAGGTCCGAAGCCAGGTTCACCCGGTAGGCCATGATAATCCCTCCAGGGCCCGGGCAGCGGTCGCCCGGAGTTTCAGCTGGACAATGGCGTTTCGGATACCCGGGATCTCCCCGGGAGCGCCGGATTCTGTTAGCCCCCTGTGGTCATAGTAGTGAAGGACCAGCGCCTTGACCGCCAACAGGTAAAGGGGTTCCTCTGCCTCGGGTTCCATAACGCCCGCGCCCTCCAAGTAATCCTTCGCCGCATCCACCAGGGAGAGGAGGAGGGCATCTTCCTCCTCTCCATCAATCCGGCAATAGGATTTGACCGCGTCCAGAGAAATGTTCATAGGTTAGCCTCCGCTCTTGGGCAGGGTGGCCACCACAAAGCCATCCTTGACAATCAGGTTGCCGCCCACCATAACATCTCCCAGGATCGCATTCATCCGCTCCACCGCCTTGACACTCTCATCAATGCGGATGGAGTAGTCACCAAACAGCCCCAACTCAAAGTTCATGGGGTCGCCGTAAATCATGGTCTGGATATCCGAAGCCCCAGCCTCTGAGGCAGAAAGAGAGGTCAATGCGGAACCGATGGTATAGGGGACGATGAGGCCGCCGTCCAGAATGCGTCCTGTGTTGGCGTTGGCCGGGTCCGGGACAATTTCATAGACCCTATTATCGTCTGCGTTCCGCAGGGCGCCGATGGCCGCCAGGTCTGCCTTGGTCAGGAAAAGCCGGGCATTCCCGCCGATCTCTTCATCACTGCCATAGGCGAAAACAATGTTGTCCAGGAACCCCGCCGCAATGGAGGAAACATTCACCGTCTTAAACAGTGCCGTCCCAGCAGTGTCCTTGGCGGTCTTGATGCCGTACATGTCAGGCGTTCCTTGGCCGTCCCCGTTGTAAATCAGCTGTGCCACAGCCCGGCGCAGGGAGCGCATAGCAATGGAGCGGATTTTTTCCTCATAGGCAACCGGCGTCAGTCTGGAAAGGTTCCGGTCCACAAAGGTAGTCACGGTGGCCTCATAGGGGGCAATCTTTGCCGCGGAGAAAGTGGGGTCGGAAGTCGTTCGCGCTGTGCCTGCCGTGGTGGTCACTTTGCCGGTCTGCGCTTCCATGTCAGAGAGCAGCAGGGGCTCCAGAATCGCCTGGCAGCCGGTGAGATCCTGCACATAGACCTGATCTACAATGCTGGAAACCCGGGCCACATTGTCATGGATGGTGGAGCCCACCCGGGTGGGTTCCACCAGGGTGCCGGTGCCCAGGGTGGTGCTGTTGCGGATCGTAAGTCCCAGGGCCGCTCGGACCTCCTCAGGGGAAAAGGTAATGCGGCCGCCGTTTTTCAGCGTCTCCGTCCGGTCCTCCGCCCGCTCCCTGGTCTCCCGATCCAGAGGGGCGGGGCGGGGCGCCGCAAACTTTTCCTCCTGTGCCAGAAGTGCCTGATACCCCTCAATTTCCGGGTTCAGCGCGGCAGCGCTGGTGGTCAGTTCCTTTCCCTTTTCCACCTCTCCGCTGGAAAAGGCATCGTCCGCCTGCTGAATCAAGTCCGCCCGGCGGTTCATGGCGTCCATGTATTTCTGTCTGGTAGAATCTTTCATTGTCTGCCTCCTATAAATCTGATTTTTTCCAATTCCAGACGGGCCTTCGCCGTCTGGAGATCTTCCGTGTTTTCTGGGGGGCTGGCCTCGCCTCTGGCCGGTGCCTTTCCCTGGGCCACCAACTCCGCATACCGCTGCCATAGCTCCGCGGCTGTCGGCCGCCCCACAGCTGCCAGTGCCCGAATGCCGTGACACACGCCCCCCGCGCTGTTCAAAATGGCCGCGGGGTCAATCTCCTCTTCCCCTACAATCTTGTCCACCAGTCCCAGGCCTTTGGCCTCGGGAGCGGTCATCCAGGCCGCGGTGCGCATCAAACGTTTCAGCTCATCCCGGCTGGACCGGGGGCCGGCCTTGATGGTGTAGGCATTTAGAATGGACTCGGTAATGGAGTCCAGGACCCCAATACTCACCTGGTGGTCATACCGGTCTCCCTGGGTCCCCATGGAGGGCAGGTGGATCATCACCTGGGCCACCGGGGAGGCATGGACCTCTTGGCACCCTAACATCACCACAGAGGCCGCCGAAGCGGCCAGGGACTGCACCTCCGCCACCGTCCGGCAGCCAGCGGACCGAAGCACGCTGTACATTTCAAACCCGGCGAAAACCGACCCGCCGCCGGAGTTAATTTCCAGGACCAAGTCTTCTCCCTCGGGGTTCTCTTCCACTGCGGTACGAATCGTCTGTGGAGAAAAGGCCGGGACCTCAAAAAATTGGTAGAGCCAGAGGTCCTGGTCTCCCACCACTTCACCATTTAACTGCTTTCTCACATTCCACCTCCGCTGCGCTGTTTGCTTAATTCCTTCCAATCCTCCAAGGGGACGTAGTTGAGGGAGGCCTTTCGACTCTCCCCACCGGGGACGTTGGGCATATCCTCGTGGGTCAAAACATCGTTGACGCTGTACGCGCCGATCTCTGTCATCGTGCGGTACCAGTTCGCACGGCTGGCAAAGTCCCCCCGCAGTTCCACCATCATGTTCAGGTGCAGTTCCAGGCCCTCCCTTCGCTGGTGGGGCAGCAGGAGCTTCCAGGTCTGTTCCTGTTCGTATTGGTTGATGGTGGGCTGTAAGGTCCCCACCACATACTCAATGGCGTTTTGCTCATTGGAGCTGTAACTCTGTTTTCCCGCGTTGACTTTATAGGCCGGGACCCCAAAGAAGTTGCAGATATCCAGGACCGTGACATCGTGGTTTTCCACATACTTGGCATCCGCCATGGTGGCGGAGATGGGGGTGTAGGTCAACCCATGGTCCATAATTGCGATTTTGTACGCCTTGTCTGGGCCGACGTGAATTCTCTCCCACTCTTTCCGCAAGGCATCCTTTTTTAGGACGCCTGTGTTTTTCCCAGACCTGTCCTTTACGTAACCGCCCAGGTCTGCCTCTGTACTCAGGACCCCAGAGGGCTGGCCTCCGTTGGCATAGTAGCTGCCCTGATATTCCTGGGCGCTGAGTCCCGCCCCAATCACCTGGGCCGCCCGCTGGAGAACGGAAATGCAGCGCAGGCCGTCCCGGGTGTAGCCCTTGTAGTGCAGAACATCCTCTGATGGCAGCCGCATCCGGCCGCCGTTGTAGGGGTGGGTCACGTCATACCAGACCCGCCCGGTGGTGTCCTGCCAAGGGCTCACCAGTTCCGCCGGCAAGGGAATCAGCTCCACCGGGGCCATGGAAATGGGGTCCCGGATCACCCAGTCGTAGGCGTTTCCCCTGGTGAGCCGGTTGATCTCCAGCATCTTCCGCCGGATAAAGGGGGTCATGGCCTCATTGGGCCGGAGATTCAGAAGCTCCAGCACCGGGGGATAGACCCGCTCCCTGGTGGTACGCACCATGGCGTAGGAAGGCATCTTCCCCATGGAATCGGAGAGCACTTCCAGACACCGGTTGACCGCTGCCAGCTTCATGGCCGCGGTCTCCCCGCTCTGGACCACACCGGTCAGCCCCACCGCGTCCAGCGTGACCGCGTTGGTGGGGCCTGCTGGGGTCCCTCTGGCCGGCCGCCGGACCAAACCATCTAAAATCATAGGCCGTCACCTTCCTCCTCTCGGGGCTCCAGACTGGAGCGAAGGAGAACCCCCGCCACCGTCATTTCTGCCCCAGCCACACAGACCGCCAGAGGGCCGTGGCCCGCCAGGGCGATCCCCACCACAATGGCAGCCAGGCCCAAAAGAAAGATCACATCTGCCAGCAGGCTGAGGAAAAATCGTTTTCGTTTCATAGGCTTCCTTTCTGCCCCCTTCGGCCCTCTCCCGGGCGCCGGGCAAAGCCCGGCCCCAGGCATACCAAAAAAGGGAGGAATCTCATGGGGGTGGGTACCGTAACCACCCGGGAGAAGGCCGAATCAAAGGGTAAATGTACCGCTGGCCAGAGCAGCGGACAGGTCATGCTTGTCCCGTTGGACCAGTGCCCGGGCCAGTGCATTCATAGCCGCGGCCACGGGGTCAATCCGCTCGGTGTCATCTTTGTGTTTCTTAGAGAGTTTGATGTCTCCATAGTTGTTCTGGATCTCAATGGCGTTGGCCAGACACCAAAGCAGAAGGGGGGATTCCTCCAGGACAAGCAGCCCTTGCAGCAGCAATTCCCGGAACGTCTTTACCGCCAGGTTTTGTCCGGCACAGGTCTGGGAAATTTCCACGCAAAAGTCCTCGTTGTTCCGTTCCTCGCAAAGGCGGATGGCCAAATCTGTGGCGTTGTGCCCGTCATAGTCCACCTCCAGGACCTCCCAATCGTGGTCCGCTTCCCCCTGGCTGATCCAGTTGTCCACATAGCCGTTGTCCGTCACATCCCCTGGGGTAAGGGTGCAATACCCCGCCTTGGCCCAGGAGAGATAGGGGACTCGGTCACTTTGCTCGTGCCGCTGCGCCCCATTTTCCGGCATGAATCCATGGGCTTTAACGGCCACCCGGCCATCCTCCAGCAGGAACACGGCAGCCACCCCGGACAGGTCGATCCGCTTTCCCAGGTCAAACCCGCACCAGCAGGCCAGCCCGTCCGTCAGTTCAGCAAATGCCTCCCGGGGGATCATGGCCTCCCGGGCCAGCCTCATGCAGTGTTCGTCCAAATAGCGGTTGACGCTTCCGGTCTGCCACTGACACATCCGGCGGGTGAGGAACTTCCGAATTTTGTGTGGGTCATTGGACCCATACGCCGCGGTATGTTCCGCTTCAATTTGGTCCAGAAGATACTTGCTGTATTGGTTCGGATACCGCAGACACGGATTCGCCCACAACCATAGGGACTTGTTATGGGGGGCCTCTCCCACCGGGAGCTCCCGGATCATGACAAAATAGGTTTCGTCCCGACGGTCCCCATCTAAGATTTGCTTGGCATAGGTCTCTTCCGTATAGCAAGGTTTGCTCTGGGCGTCGTCGCCCGCGGTGGTAATCACATCCAAAAGGGACTGGGGCCGCTTGCCGAAAGAGTCCACACCGATCTCATAGATCTCTGAGGTGGGGTGGGCATGGTATTCGTCCACCACAAAATAGCTGGGCGCGCCGGAGTCCTTGTTCTTGGTGTCCTTGGACAGGGCCCGCATATACCCTCCTCGGGTCTTGTGAACCACCGGGTTGGATCGGGGGATGATAAGCCGTTTGGCAATGTTCGGGCTGGCCTGGGCAATTTTTTTGGCATCTCCAAAGACCCGCATGGCCTGCCCCCGGTCCACGGCGGCACAATCAATTTCCGGCTCCATCTCAAAAACTGCCGCTTCCGGTTGATAGGGTGGGTACATCACGTCCCCGCACATGTGATAAAGGGCCTGCCCGGATTTTTCCGTGGACTTAAAATTTCCTCGGGCCCGCTTGTTGTAGGTCCGCTTAAACCGCCGGGCCCCGTCCTCCTTATGGACCCAACCATAGGTGCAGCCCAGGTCAAACACCTGCCAAGGCTGGAGTTGGATGGGCTGGCCATGCTCCACCCCCCGGGTCTGGATACACTGCCCAAACCACCGGATAATCCGATCTGCCCGGGTGGTATCAAAGACATAGGGGAAATCTTCCGTCCCCTGGCGCTTGAGGTCATCCAAATGCCGCTGGCAGGCCTTGATCTCATAGGGGCAGCACAGGTCATGGAGCCTTCCCCGGGTCACTTGCTTGGCATAGACGCTGACAGGATGGTGTAGGCCGTTCTGCTTTCTGACAGCCATCTCAGTCTCCAAACAGATCTCCGTCCGGGTCCAACTGGACCGCCTGGGCCGCTCGCCTCCGGGCCAGCCGTACCCGGGCCTCGGGGGTCATCCCCAGTTTGTCCGCAAAGGAGAGCAGGATTTTTTCATGGGCCTGGAGCTTAGAAAGAATGGTGTCTAACTTATTCACCAGTTCCAGCCGCTCACCTGGGGCCTCAGTCTGTTCCATCTCCGCCATCAGCGTCCGGCATAGGGTGTGGAGGGAATCCCGCCGGGAGAGGGCTGCGCAGTACACCGCCAGCATCTCTCCATCCAGGTCATCCAGAATGGCAAGGCCCTCCATCCTCTCCAGAATGGACTTCCAATACCGTTTGGCCGCCGGGTCTTTGTTCAGGGTGCGGGGCGGCTTGGGGCATCCTGCCCGGTCCGGCAGGATGGCGGCTTCCGCTGCCTGCCTGGCCTGAATCTCCGCCTTGGTCTGGTGTTTTTCTAAATTTTCACTTCGCTTTACGTTGGCTGGCACAGGCAAAACCTCCTTTCCAAATTCTCCATGGGGGACTTTTTCTCGCAAACGAGGATGCAGCGAGGTCTGGGGAGAATCCCCCAAAACTTTTCCGACCCGGGGGGAGGGCCGCGGCTTTGCCGCCGTGCCTGCGCCCGCAGGTGTATGCACACACACTCGCCCACACCCGGCCGCGCAGGCGTAGCCTTCCGCGGCGGCGCCCCCTCAAAGCTGGCTCTCTTTTCCCCTGCTTTCTGCTTGTTCCCGGGCGGTCTTCTGGTCGTGGTGGAACTTGCACAGGCTCTGGTGATTGGCCGGACTGACAAACAAGTCCCAGTCTCCACGGAAGGGGATAACATGGTCCACCACCGTGGCAGGGGTGCGCCACCCCTTGGCCGCACAGACCCGGCAGAAAGGTTCCCGCAGCAGTTGTGCCGGGCGCAGTTCCTGGGTCCAGACGGCCTTGGAATACCAGCTGTGATAGGCCCCGCTGGCCCCTCTCCGGCTCTGTCGGGGGGCAGGCCGATGCTTGGGGCACCATCCGTCCCGAGTCAGTTCCGGGCATCCTGGATGCCGGCAGGGTTTTAGGCTTCGCTTCGCCATGGGCTGTCACCTCCTGGAGATATGCAAAACAAAAAACGCCGGAACCAGTAACCACCTGCAAGGGTGTAATCACTGGCTCCGGCGTTCTACGCTCTGGCCTATCGAAATATCAACTTTTAGGGTGGATTTGCAGTCTCGGCAGAAGACCTCCAAGTTCTCTGCCGTCGTCTCCGGCAACACATGCAGAAGACGTTTGTTCCGTCTGCATACAGGGCATACAAGCCACCCGTTTCTCACTGCCAACAGTTTACCATGTTTTTCCGTGGTTCGCAATACGTTTCCCTCCTTTTTTACACTGTTGTCTAAAGCAGCGCCTATATTTCAAGTCTATGTCGCGCGCGCACGCGCGCGTTATTGTATGTATACCGCGTGATATAGGCAGCGTAGTGGTACGCGCCAAAGGGATTCTTTGTGCAATTTTCCTCAGCCCAGGTGGCCTGGTTTGGCACGGGGATATTGCCATCCTCTGTCCTCCATTTCTCCACCGCCGGCAGTTTCCCATAGAGAGACCGGGAGGCCACCCAGGTTCGAGCCCCCAAGGGGATCACCCATCCATCATGCCGTTCTTTGACCAAGTAGCGCGCCATCCGGCGGAAACTGTCCTCCGGGCCCTGGAGCAAAGGTTCCCCGTCCACAAACCCTCCGGGCCACAGGAAGCGAACCTCTTCCAGGGTAAAATCCGCATCCCGCAAAACCAAATGGATGTGGAAACGCTTGTCCCCATGGCGGCCCTCTATCGCGTAGACATAATCAAAAGAATCCTTCCGCCACCGGCGCATAGCGCCCAGGAAGTTCCGCCAAACCTGGCGGACCCCCTGGAAACTGCGGGGCAGCTGGGCATCGTTAAAGGTCAGTGTGTAGACCGTCGCCCCCCAGCCGAACAGGCCAAGCATCAGTTCCAGACGGTCCTCCGGGGTTCGTCGGAATAGGGCCCCTTTGGTCATGCTGAGGATCTTCTGTTTCTCCCGCTGTACACTGGGCAGGTCCCCCTTCCGCAGTGTGGGGCGCTGGTACCGGCATTCCTTGACCAGTGGTCCAGCCCTTTGGCGGACACAAATCCAGGGATTACTCAAGGGTCTTCCTCCTTTGCGAAATTCCATTTCCATCATTCTATAAAAAATCTTCGCCAGCCTATATCAGACTGACGAAGACTTTTTCAACAAGGACGATATACCGTTTTATACCTGACCCTGCCCAAGTCTGCGCTTCGGTTATACAACCTTCCGCAGAGGCTCTCCAGCACTTGGGCATAGCCTCGTTGCGTCTCCTCCTGCCGGTAACAGTTGTATTGCTTCAGCATCACTTGGACCGAAATTGCCAGTTCCCTCATTTCTCCCAGGATACTTTGTGCTTCTGGATTTTCAGGGGTATCCACGAATTGGAAGCGTTTTCTCCTCTCTGTCTCCTGGGGAGAGAGGTATTCGCCTGTCTTTCGGATGCTGGGAAGCACCTCATGGGTTACCCAGCGTTTGAAAGGTTTGGCTTCCGGTTTATCCGATCGGAGCAGAACGGAATAGAGTCCAGATTCGTTGATAATGGTTGTGTACCCATTATGGCTTAACCCTAAGCCAGATTTAGGGTCAAATTCTGCCCTTCTTTTTTCATCATCATCCAAGCGGTTTGAAACGGAAGTAGGGTTGCTCAATCCCAAGATTACACACACGTCTCTTAAAACCCACCAGATTTCCCCGTTTTGTTCTACGGTTCTCACAACTTTTCCATTATAGTCCAGCTGTTTTGCAATTTCATTCATGGATGAAACCTCCACTTGATTTTCCACGGAAGGCTTGATATGATAAAATTTATCAAGCCCTTGTGGTTTGATGCAAGGCATATCCGTGAACTTTGTGAGAGTGGGCGGGTATGCCTTATTTTTTGTCCAGGTCGGCCTTTACCTTTTGAATGCCTAAGTTCAGCACATCAGTCCGTGTGCATCCCAAACGGTCTGCACACTCTGTTAGCAATGCAGCCTCTTGTTCTGTTAAACGAATTTCAAAGCGAACTTTTTTAGGATTCTTACTTGGCGGCCTCCCCATTTGTTTTTCGGGCATACAGTCACCTCACTTCCTGCCCGTACAATAATGTCAAGATATTTCTGTAAAGGTGTACACCTAACAGACACCCTTCGTCAGTCCAATATAAGATTCTCAAGGTACAACATGTTTTTCTTACAAAAGCAATGCTCTCCAGGCTGCTCTGCCTTACGATCTCTAAAAGGTAGGCTTTGACATCTCATCCAGAGAGGAATGTGTAGAAAACTATTTCCTATTAAAGATTAACCAACCTGGTGTCCGTGTCCCGCGTAAAACAAAACTCTGCATTGAGTTGGTCAAAAAATGCTTGCGGTGTTTCCCAGAGATCCGTTGCGCTGGTAAACATTCCTTTGGGGATACTCAACCTTTTGCCTCCAGCGTCGCCACTTCCCCGCCGCAAGCCAGATAACCCGCACCATCAATCCAACTGTCTGCGTGCTCAGGGTTGCTCATAAGCCTTGCAATCTTGAGCAAGGCCATCATGGCCGCCACATCCTCCGGCTCTAACTGCACATGGACCCCAGCGGCAACAC